ATTCCAATATGTACGAACCCTTTGACAGCGCCTAATCCAACGGAGTATGGCCAGTGTTTATCGCACCAATTTTCTAGAGAATGAATTGGTACGCCTTCAATATAAAAATCAATAGCACCTTTATCGGGTACGTTGTATGTATGTTCGCTATTTGCAGCACCGCCAACTTGCGTGTTGATGGGTTCAGGCCTGGAACCACTTGTAATAATGACAGGTTTACCGCCAAAATTTTCTCTTGCTCTTTCCAGGAATTGACAAATTTCTGCTACTGTTTTGCATTGATGCATTGCAGTAAAACGTCGATCATCTGAATTCAAACAAATTTCACCATAAGTAATATTTGGTGTAATTTTTGTGTCAAAAGAAGAATTTGGATTTAAACCTGGATCAATGTCACCACTTAGCTTCTTGCATTCTCGATCCATAATTTGTTGTAGTTTTTCTGCATATCGCGGATCAGTTGCATAACCTTCTTGTACAAGAAGTTGAGCGCATGCATTTCGATTGGCGGCACGATTAACTCCTTGATAACCTTGGAAATTTTTGTACCAGCGATCTACAAGGTATTTAACGCAAGAGTAAAGACTTGGGAAGTTAATAAAACCATCTTTGATGGTAACCCATTCACCATTGATATATTCTTGTGTATCTACAACAGTACCGCCTTTGCCTTTAAGTCCAAAGAAATTATTTTTACCTGAAGTATGTTTACCCCAGCCGGACTCTAGTGCCCATTGTGCAGCGACACATTCTGGGTAACGTGCCCCAGCTTGACTTGCTGCTGCAAGAATTCCATCCCAAGTATTTTCAAAATTAGTTTTTAACTCAGTACCTGGCTCTGTGGAATGTTTTACTTGAGGACCTGCGCGATACAGGTCCGCAAATTCATTCAACTGTTTTTCTGTCAGAATAGATTCCAGCCAATTCCATGCTGCAATCTGATGCGACTCCTCTTGATAATATTTAGCTGCTTTACGTAAGCTAATTGCCATCGTTTTTTTGTTTCTTTCTTACTTTAACTTATCAGAAAGATAATGTTGAAGATTCTGTGCTTGTTGGCTCTGGGATTACAGGAGCCTCTGGCCACGTTATTGCATAAGGGAAACCTGCTTGAGATGTGATGTTCCTTAAATTTCTACGATATGCAGCCCATTCAGCCGTGTCAATGGGAACATCAGGCAATTGAGTCCAGTCACTTTCTTCTAATAAAATGTCACGTTTTCTGCGTACATTTGAAGAAGCCTCATTGATTGGCCGTTGTGAAACTGTCCAAACTTGTGTCCAAACATTATCTACTAATTGGACCTCCCAGCTAACTTTTTCACTATCTCTATTAAATTCAGGAACATTAGCTGTTACTACTGAGTAGACATTGTAGTCAGCTAGGTTAATATTGCCTGTATCTTTAGGAAAAGAAGTTTGAGGGTATTCCCGCTTTAAGTCCTGCGGGATACTATAAGGGCATTTTTCAACAACACCATCAACTATTTTTGCAAACATTATCTTTCGGTAATAAAGTTTATCTTAACATGTATAAAGTTTCACAATCAGGCGGAGGCATCGTATTCCCAAATTTCTGCTTTGGTATTTGCGCTGGTATAGGGATAGCCTGTTCCTATAAATAACTTGCTTCCATCACCATTCCAAATAAGACAATTAGGTGGCAGCAAGGGCTTATGATCTGCATCGAGACTTGCTGTACTAAGATCCCATGCTGTAGATAAATTCCATTGTTTTGCATATGCAGACGTATTTGCTGAGGTTCCGCCTCCTGCAATTACTCTTGTTCCAGTTGGATTAAAAGCAATCGCATAAAGAGTGCTTTCGCCTACAGCTAAAAAGTCATTTGTATAACTAGCTGTACTTATATCCCAGGCAGTACTTAAAGAGTATTTAAAAATGTCGTCTTGTGTAGTGCCGCCAATAAATAAGTAATCTCCATCAGGGTCAAAAGTCATTGCATAAGGATTATTTTCTTGTGAGCCAACATAAAAACTTTTATTTGTATAACTAGCTGTGCTATGGTCCCATGCAGTACTTAAAGAGTACTGATACACTGTATCGGTACTTCTTCCTACCATGTAAAGAGTTTGTCCATCAGAGCTAAAAGCAAAGTCTGAAGGGGCAGTATCTTGAAAACGAAAAAGAGAGGTTCGAATTGTTGTCGAATTTATGGTTGTAAGATCATACGCTGTGTTTAAAGTGTACCGAACAGTATCATTTTGACTATCTATTGCGTATAAGTATTGACCGTCGTTGCCAAATTTAAATGTCCGATCATTCCAGACTTTTAATAATGAAGGCCGCGCCCAGTATTGACTTGGTCTAACTGCACTGTACTCTGTTGGAGTAGTAGTCCAAGGAGTTGTCACTTTAAATTGGCAAGATATCACACCATTACCCTCTGCTGTATAATAATATTCTCCATTATTTGTAGCCCCAACTGAAGCAGTCATAAATTGCGGATAGTTTGTAATAATCATCTGTAGAGGGTTTGTTGAATCAGACGAAGCGCTTGAAATATCCCATGCTGTACTAAGTGTAATTACACGTAGACCGCTGGTAACATTAGTATCTATATAAACAATTTTTTTACCTGCGTCTGCTCCACTTTCATTAAAAGCAAAATTTCCGAGGTGATGGAAATTAGAAAGTCCTCTTGTTACAAGATAATTTGAGCTAGGGCTGGTCCAGCTTGCTGTATTCAAGGCATAATCAGTACTTAAATTTACTATTGAATTAGCATCACCATCAATAGAGAGAAATAATTTTGACCCGCTATCAATAAACCTTACGGCATATGAACTGCAACTGTAGCGTACACATAAAATGTCATTTGCCCAATCATAACGATCAGTAGTACTATAACTTCCGGCTGTTGTTATGTCCCATGCCGTACTCAGCGACCATTTGCTAACTCGGTAGCCGCTGTAACCTCCTACGATAAAAAATAGACCGTTAGGGTCCATATCAAAAGCATAAGACCCAAAATTAAATGGAGGGTTTACACTTTTAAAGCCGTTTGAATAACTAGCGGTACTTATATCCCAGGCGGTAGAACAATCAAATTGATAAACTGTTTCACTGGAGCTACAAATAATAAAAAATCGTGTTCCATCAGGTTTCCAGTTTATTTTATATGGTGAAGTTAGAGTAGATACAACAGCATTAAGATCAAAAGATTTATTGCTATAAGTTACTGTACTGATATCATAAGCAATGGATGCAGAGTATTCATATACTGTGTCACTAGATGTGCCAACTATGTAAAATTTTGACCCACTATCTCCCCACGCTATTCCTTTTGGGAAAGCTTCTTGAGAAGTAACGGTCAAACTTTTGCTAGTATAACTTAAAGTTTTAAGATCATACGCTGTGGTTAAAGTGTATTGACGGATTACATCATCATTTGTTAAAAACCAAGCTGTTGTTCCTGTTGAATTAAAAAGAACATCGAAAGTAGCACCGGGATTTGAAGCACCTGTTAGATTGGCTATTCCCTTAAAAGTTACTCCATCTCCAATTGTGTTAAGGCCAGAAAGATTTCGAACAGGAGTAGTCGTACCAAGAGAAGTTGTTGAAATATCCCATGCAGTACTTAAAGAAAATGATGCAGCATGATTTATTCCAACGTCATGACCTGTTCCCAAAAATAATTTATCCCCAGTTGGCGACAATAAAACAGTACTTAGAGGCCCTAAAAGATAAAAGTCTGCGACTGTTGTGGTCGTTAAGGTTGCCGTACTAAGATCCCATGCTGTACTTAATGTGTATCTAAAAACAGATTGTTGTCCATTCACTGCTGAACTTGCAGTTGGAAAATAGTTTGTTGCATAAAGTTCTCTCCCATTAGATTTAAAATAAATATCTCCAAGGTAACCATTGGTATTAGAAGACCATAATGTTTTAGTTTGCGCAAGAGTACCTGTGCCTACATCAAACGCTGTGCTTAATGTATATTTATATACAGCTGCATCAGAACGATCGGCAACAAAATAATAAAGCCCATCGTGTGATAAGTATTGACCGTTTGGGGAACTGTTTGCGTTAGAGCTTGCGTCTATAAGACTAAGCAAACCACGATTACTTGTTGCTGTTACACTTAAATTTGTAATATCATAATCAGTTGAAGGTGACGGACCACCGCTTTTGCCCGAGGAAGCAACTAAAGCATTTTGAATAAACATTATGCGTAACTCCCGGCGTAAGCGCCAAATAAAGTGGTGTCATTTTTCCAAAATACTAACACATCGTCATCTGTTAAAGTTGGCGCATAATTACCAGAAGAAGATAACCATGTTGTTCCAGCAGGCCAAGTAACTGTGTGACTACTACCGCTAATTGCATGAACAACAATTGATTCACCATCATTTAGTGAATCAGTAAAAGTAGTATTTGCAGCTATAGTTCTTGTTTGAATGCCGCCACTAGATGCAATAAATGCAGTACCGTTTAATGTATTTGTTGATTGTCGATAAGCGTTTCCGCTGACTGTTCCAACAGAATCAACATACACTCGTTCAGTGGTTCCAGCACCAATCCTGATAACACCTACATCAGCAGCTAAACCTGTTAATGCGCCAACAATTGTATTGCTATCTCCGGTAATTGAAGCTCCTGCACTTTTACCAATACATGTATTTGTATTTCCTGCAGTAGAAACTAAAAGAGCTTCATATCCAATTGCAATGTTGCCACTGCCGGTAGTATTAGCCGCAAGGCCTGATATTCCAACTGCAGTATTATTATTATTTGTTCCATTATCATTTGCTAAAGACCCTGAACCAAGTCCAATAGATCCACTTTCAGAATAACCATCTATTAAATTATTAATGCTGGGAGTTATAGCGCTATTAGCTTGTAATTTAATGATTCCAAGAGTATCGTCGTAAGTTAATACATCACCACTGGTAGCACTGGCTTGAAGTCCAGGGATTCGGAATCGAGTAATATTTGCATCACCTAATGTAATCTCATTAGAAATATTTGTAGCAGATACCTGAGCATTATGACCAATTGCAATAACATTGGTACCTGTAGTTAATGTATTAAGTGCTTGGTAACCTACGCTTACGTTATTGGCTCCGCTTGTGCAGGCATGAAGAGCTTGGTAACCTAAGCCAACATTGTTATCTCCTGAACTTGAATAAAGAGCTTGGTAACCAACACCAACATTATTATTACCATCTTTATTACTGTTTAAAGCACTTCTGCCAATGGCAACGTTTAGGCTGCCAGTGGTATTGTTAAATATTGAATTTTTGCCAAGAGCGGTATTGCCAGATCCTAATGTGTTGTTTTTGATGCTTGAATCGCCTATTGCTGTATTGTCACTTCCTGAAGTGCTCTCGCTCATTGCTTGATAGCCAACTGCAGTATTTACAATATTTAAATTGCTTCTGGCATTTGTTAAGGCTTCGTAACCAATGGCAACACTACCGTTACCAGCACCAAGTTGATTTAGTGCTCGATAGCCGATAGCAATATTGTCACTGGCAATTTCATTGCGAAAAAGTGTTTCATATCCAATAGCAATATTGTCGTCACCAATAGTTCCAGATATTCCAGCATTTGGGCCAATACCAATATTTCTGTCGCCTGTAGTATTACGGTAAAGAGCCCTATATCCTAAAGCAGTGTTATAAAAACCTGAAGTGGTAGAAGCAAGGCCGGACGTACCAACTGCAGTGTTTGCAGAACCTGATACAAACGCTCCAAGTGCATTGTCGCCAATAGCAATGCTGCCGCTTGTGTTAGTTGAGGCATATAAAGCTCCTCTGCCTATGGCAATGTTTTGATCGCCTGAGACATTTGTATATAGGGCTCCACTGCCTACTGCAATATTTGATTCACCGTCAACGTTTGAATATAAAGCCTGAGTACCAACGGCAAGATTAAAGTTTCCAGTTGTATTGCTGTTTAAAGCTTGATAACCAATAGCAGTAATGCCTGATCCAGCTGTGTTGGCTACAAGCGCTTCGGCACCAACAACAGTATTTAATGCAAAGCTGCCAGAACCTTGCCCAACAATTACTGAATTAATTAACGCATCACCGGAAACTTGTAATTTTTGGTCGCCACTTGAAATAGCAGTGCCAATCAGTACTTTACCTGAGCCCTCTAAACGGAAACCTTCAACGCCACTTGCAACAAACCCTAGTTCATCATCCCCTGGTCTGTATAATCCAACAGTTGTGTCGTCAATGAAGGTAATAGATGGATTTGCCGCAGTACCATCACCAAATAATCCACTGGTAAAGACGCCGGAAACGCCAGAAATAGTACCTGTGACAGTAATGCCACTATCGGCAATCGCGGCTAAACCTGAAACATCAATTGTTGCATCAGCTTCATTTCCAGCGGTGCCAGTAGTGAAGGTGATTTGATCAATTTTTACAATGCCGTACTGTTTTGCCATCTATCTACGACTAATTTTTTCTTTATTCTAATCTATGTTATTACGGGAGAATTACCAATGGACCTTGAATAGTAAATCCGCTATAAGTAACATTGACTCCACTTGCAACTCCAGTGATTTGTAGATTATTTGCAGTAATATCTCCGCCTGATATTGTTCCGCTTTCGTTAGAAATAGTTACTCCACTAGCCTGAATAGCACCACTAAACGTAACTAAGTCAGCAAAACTACTTTCACCGGTTACTGTTACTCCTTGTTCAAGTGTTGTTGTTCCTAATACACGGAAATCGCCACTAATTGTTTCGTTGCCAGAAAATACAAGAGTAGTTGCACTTAAATCATCAAATACACCCGTAGCAAAACGGCCTAAATTTCCTGTAATTGTTGCTCCAGATAGAGTAGTAAAAACTCCACTTACGCCAGTAATAGTTTCGACATTAATTGTGTCACCAGTAATTGTAGTTCCTGAAAGGTTTTCAAATACACCACTAATGCCACTGATTAAAACGCCGCTAATTTCAGTGGCACGTAGTAATCCGGTACTCCAAGTATTGTTGACATTAAGTTGTTCAATTTCTCCGGTGGCAATATTGGCTGTAGTGCCGCTAATAACATCACCAGTAATTACAGCACCTGAAACATTTTCAAAAATACCAGTTGTTACTTCAGCTCTAAATCCGGTGATGGTTCCAATTACATTTACATAATCAAATGTTCCTGTCGTAGTTTCAATTGTTTGACCAACAATGGAGTTGCCAGATAATTCAGTTGTATATGTGCCGCTAATTCCGGTTATCGTTTCGACGTTTACGGTGTCTCCTGTAATTACAGCTCCAGAAAGGTACTGATAATTCCCACTAGTGGCGTTAATTGTCGTTCCAGTAACTGTTGTTCCAGTCCAGCTTTCGACATATAATGTGCCTGTAACGTTTAAATTTTTAATATCGACAGTGCCGGTCGATTCAGCATTGTTTAAATTAAGTTGAGTGAATTCACCTGTTACGCCAACAACTGTTTGACCAGATACTAAAGTTGTTCCAGATATATAGTCAATGGTAGCGTATTCGCCTGTAATACCACTTACTTCAAGCTGGTCTACAACTAAAGTGCCACCAAGAAAATTGCCAGATTCAAAGGTAAGGCCAGAAGTTGTAACTGTTTGAGCTGTGACTGAACTGGCCGTAACTGCTGAAGAAAAATTAGCATTAACACTATTTACAACAGTGCCAGTAATGTTCGAAGCAGTGATTATGTTTCCAACAGTTACGCTATCAGTGACAGAAAGACTATCAGAGAAAGTGCCAGATACAAAGGTAGAATCACCCTCAACGGTAAGATCACCAGTAATGGTGAGGTTTCCGCTAAGAGTGATGTCTCCTGATAAAGATGCAACACCGTAGTATTGATCTAGATAGTTTCGAAACTCTGCAAACGTAAGTTTTTTATTCTTTAATGTTGGGTCTACCTCAAAAACCTTGACTAAAGTCAAAAGGTCTTCATCCACAATGGAAGTTCCATTAACGGATGAAAAATCGGTAATTTTTCTATTAGCCACCTATTTCTCGTCGGTTACATAATTTTCATTTTACTTCATTTTAATTTCTATGCGAGGAAGAAAATCATTAATTCCTTGCCAAAGTAACTGACCGCCAGTTACAATGCCACAGGAAATTGCAAATACAATAATAATTTCCGCTACTGTTAAAGGTCGCCTGACGTAAACAACGTTTTGCTGCATGGCAGGAGGAATTTGAACAGGAACAGAACCTTGGGGCTGGGGTGCTCCAGGTGCTGACCTTTGTCCCATGACTTGCTGAATGGCACGTTCTTTGGCAATACGCTTCAATTCCTCTACCTGTTCGGGAGTTAGCCGAGGTTGTTCTTGAGGTTGTGCCTGAGGAGGGACACTAGAAGGAACTTGTTGTTCCATAACTACCAATTAATTACGTTATAGATTAGCATTTATTCAAATAGAAGTGTGTTATGGACAAGGACATCCAAACATGTCTTACCGATATTGCATCTGAACTGAAAGGAATGCGTCATATTCTTTCAGCGATGTGGCACAGTCGTTATTCGCAAGGCGAAACGGATGTCATGAATCCGGAAGCCTATGCCGATGAATACATTTCTATTGAAGAATGCGCTAAACGTCTAGAGCTGACTCCTAAAAAAATTAGGACTTGGATCCAGATGGGTAGAAAAGATCCTTCGTCTGGTTGGGTTGAAGGTGTTCATTATGTCAATGTTGGAGTTCCTTCTGAACCAAGAGCAACAATTCGGATCCCTTGGAATTTTTTAATTCAATCTTTTTCCAGGGGTCGTCCACTTACTGCTCACGATTTCAGGATTCCTGGTGGCACTCCTATGTACGTATCCAAGTCGCCGCAGAAGTTATTCAATGGTTAATCGTTTTACTCATCTTGAAATAGATATGATTACTCTTGAAAATTATAGAGAGCATCTTACAGAATCCTTGGCAGATCAGGTGGAACTATTTTTGCCTCCAAATGGTTCTTTTGATAGTGGTTGCTTAAGGCGTTACTTAGAAAACATCAAAAGTTATGAAGAGGAAGATGAAAATTCCAACATGACGCTAGCAAATCGTTTGCGTTTTGCGTTTCAAGATATGCAACCAGACACAATTTGTGGTAAATTCCCCCAGGCTGAAATTCCTTTAAAACGTAGGTTGCGTTGCGTTGCTGAATACCTTATTCGATCTGGTGAATTTGCAAAGATTCGAGATGAAAACGGTAAATTAGTTAAAAAACGCGGTATCTTGGGGAAGATGGTGGTAGTCTACAAGCCACTAGATAAATTAAAAGAATCGTTACTACGTCAAGGATTGATCAAGAATGAACAGTCGTAGAGAAAAACTGCTTGCTCAACTCGTTGGCGGTGAATTAACTGATGGCAAAGCGCGGATGCTTGACACAACCATCAAATTAATTCTTGCAGATATGGGTGACTATTACTGCAAGATGTGGAAAGCAGAAGGCCCAGGGGTCATGGTGTTTCAACCTAATGCGGAACGCACAATGTTTTTCATGACATTAAAAGAAATGCATTCAGCAAAAGAAGAGTGCGAACGTGAAGGTAATGGAGACCTAGCAGAAAGCTTCCGTCGTATTTTAGTAGCTGCTCAAAAGATTAATCCTACTGAAAGCGCTGGATACATTATTAATGATAAAGAAGGAATGAGGTTTTTCCAGGTTGAATACAATACTGTTGGGGAAGAAAAAGTTATTGCTGATTAACTGTGGGAAGGCCGCACGGAAAACATAGTCATGTTCAAGACCAAGAGTTAATTACAAATTATGACTTAGTTGGTTCAGCACATGCCATGCTTAACGGTATTACGTTAGACGTGGCAAGTTCTGATTTCGCCAACCAACATGTTGATGCCGATGAGTATTACACACCTATCGACGATGGCTTGAACTCCCAGGATTTTCATGGGCGTGTTTATTTGTTTCCTCCTAGTGGTGCGTACTACTGGGACAAAAAAAATGAAAGATGGAAAAAAACTGAGGTATCAAATCCTACGTTAATTTCTTCCCATGCCGTTTGGTTTCAGAAATTATTTAAGGCGTGGTATAAGCAGCATGTAACAGAAGCTATCTTCTTTAGCAACAACATGGATATGTTTCGTTACGAACAGATTATTTTTGACTTACCTATTTGCATACTTCGCACTGCCCCAACACTTTTAAAGAACAGTAGTAAAGGTGTCACCAATCATAAAACCGGAAGTTCTTTTGTGGTTTACTTGCCATCCAATAAAAATCCAGAAAAGGGCATTGATGACTTTAGAAACTTGTACGCAGAAAAGGGCAGAGTTATTTATTAATAAAGGGCAGAGTCAAAGGGCAGAGTCGTGTATTAATTAGGTATATTAGAAAACAGCTGAACCGTATCAATGGGCATCCTGGCTGATTGGGAGATTGCAAATCTTTCTCGTTTAAAAAATATGATTAGCCCTTTTACTGACACTCTTGTCAGTAAAGTTGAAGATAAGAAAATTCTTAGCTATGGGCTTGGCTCGTACGGATATGACATTCGTCTTTCTCCTAGCCAGTGCTTGTTGTTTGGTGGTACGCAGCGTGGTGATTGCGATCCCAAGTCTTTTGATCAAGAAATCTTAAAACCTCTGGAGTTAAAAGAAGATGAGAACGGTCAGTATTTTCTTTTGCCTCCTTACGGTTATTGCCTTGGTGTGGCTTTAGAACGTTTAACACTTCCCAAGAACGTTACTGTTGTTGCGGTAGGCAAATCAACATACGCTCGTTCAGGAATTATGGTGAACATTACTCCAGCAGAAGCTGGCTGGGAGGGTTACTTAACTCTTGAAATTAGTAATTGCACTGGACTCTTTAACAGAATTTATGCCAATGAAGGCATTACTCAACTTTTGTTTTATACAGGAGAAACTTGTGCGGTGAGTTACCAGGACAGGAAAGGCAAGTATCAAGATCAACCTGCAAAGGTAGTCTTGCCTACTGTTTAATAAAACACTTCACCGGTAAAAAGCCTGGGTTTGTCTGCGTATTTGGTTCCACCAACGGGACCAAATGCCTCGCCCATGCTTGGCAATGTCGTGCCTTGAATTGAAGCTTGAGATCTAGGCGTTTTCCCTCCGATGGTGGGCTGTTCAATTAGTTTTTTATTTCGAAATTTACCAGCTGCCTTGGCTGCTTTTACTCGACGTTCAATGCTTTCTTGTTTTCTGTTTGAGCGTTCGACAATATCTCGTTCTTCTTCATCAATACGCCGCAAGTCAACATCGTAACGATAACCAGGGCGCAAATCAGATCCTTCTGATCCAGAAGTTCCGCGCCTAAGAGAAGGTGAATTATCTATTGCCATTTAACTAATTTCGCCATGTTAATATTCTATTAGGAATAAATCAAGACATTAATAGCCATGCATATGTCAAGCCCCGCTGGATTTTTAGATAGTTTTGTTCAGGATGAAGTTTTATGTCGTTGCCTTGATGAAGAAACTTTTGGGCAGCCTATTGGTAATGAAGAAAATGATGTTCCGCTGTATGATCAATACAACCGTGGTTTAGCAGCATGCGAGCAGGGATTCGAGAGAACAAATCTGGCACTGGAAGGCAATCAAAAACGTCCGGGACTGACGGGCTACATTCCATCAATGGAGGATGCAGTGGGAATGGGTGCTCTTCCTCAACCAAAGACTCTTGTTCTGGATCTGGGCGGTGCGCCGACCAAGGAGATGATGGAGGAATCGAAAAAACGCCGTGGTTTGAGCCGGTGAGCGATAACGAAATTGAAATCAGTAATTGCCCAGGGGGCATTTGTCCTGTTCCTTGGGCCACTGATACTAGTGGGGAAGATGAGCCTGTCAAGCCCAAATCTCAGTGGGATACTTACATTGAAAAGCATCGCGAAGTAGAAAAAGAATTGACACAGGATACTGTCAACCATCCTTCTCATTACAATGCTGGAGGCGTTGAGTGCATTGAAGCCATCGAAGCGCAGCTAACCAAAGAAGAATATAGAGGCTACTTAAAAGGTAACGTCGCCAAATATTTGTGGAGAGAAAAACAGAAAGGGGGTACTGAGTCGCTGCGGAAAGCTCAGTGGTATTTGAGTCGTTTAATTGAGCTGGACTAGTCTCGTTGACGCCAGTCATCTGTTTTTTCCTGGCTGAACCATTCCACAATGTCATCCGCACTTTTAAAGCCATTGCGGTGTTTTTGTGGATCTGGATCTCCCAGGTCCAATGCGTTCATAAAGCCATCTAAGCTGTCAGCTTTCATTTCTGGATTGCAAGCAAGTCTCCTTGCACGACGCATAATTTCTGCGGCTGATCGATTAGCTTTTGCTAGTTTTTCAGCCCAAATCATGTCTTGCAATTTCACTTCTTCTTTATTCGCAATGCGAGAGCAAATAAATTCAAGACGCTTACGGTATTCAGTTGACAGCATTTTAATCAAAAGGGTTGAAGGCCTTCGCAGTCATCATCGTCATCCTCTTCTTCTGCCATACAACTAACTGCAAGTTCTATTAGTTCTACTTCAGTAGGAAGATCAAAATCAATTTGGATATTTTCATCCGACATAAGAGCACGTACTGTGTGCCACTCCATCAAGCGTTGGTGGTAAAGATTAAGTAACGCTTCATGTAATTGCTCCCAGGTCATTTCGTTAGCTTGCATTTCTGCTTTACGCATTGCAAACTGAAGTTCCAAAGGAAGCTCAAAAGAAGTTGGTTCTATAGATCCTTCCATTGTGCAGTGCTCTCTTTGATACCTCTATTCTAAACCCTGAAGTTGAGGATTTAATTCAAATCATTATTGGTGTACTCCATCCAAAATTCTTCGTCTGTCAACCTAAAGTTGTTAATGAACTCTGACAAGGTATAGGGATTCATTTGGTCTTCCAGGGATTTGATTGCTCGCATTTGAATTGGTGTGCCGCAATAAGCGCTAAATGCTTTTAACAGGATACTGTTTGCTCCTCCTTCTGTTCCTTTTGTTTCTTGAAGAAAAAGTTGAATTTCTTCTCTGCGCCTTTCAATCAAATTGCCAATGACTTGATGATTTTCATCGAACACCCATTGCGAAATCAAATCAATGGTGTGTTTATAATCAGAGCACTCCATTGCGTCAACAATATGGCTGTATAAAAAACCATGCCACCCAACTGAGTGGATGAATGAGATTAATGCTTGACACATTGAATTATCTAAAGGCAGCTCTAGACTGTCTAATTGATCGTAAATAATTTCGACTTCATGTTTCAGATATTCAAGGGCTTTTTTTCTACTGCAACGTTGCCCTGCTTTAACCTCTGAACCATCAGGATAAAACTGGGAGCCAAAACCAATTGTGTATGGATAGCCCCCAGTGACTGGATCGGCGTAAGCTTTTTCATTGAAGCCTTCGTACTTTTTAATTAACTCAATTGCTTCGTTAAAGTCCGCCATGGGGTAATAATAATTACCCCAATAATAACCTAAAATTTACTTACCTTGCCCCCTGGATTTTTTGCGTCTATGGTTGGGTTTTGAATGTTTGCCATCTCCTTGACGTGTTTTTTTGGGACGCCCTTCAATATAACCGCCGCCTTTTTTGATCATTTGAGTGATGTAACTGTCACCACTTTACAGAGAAACAGTCCCTTTTGCACGCCTGTTGTTTGATTGTTCTTTGTGTGTTGCCCAGCGTATATTACCTGGCTCATAATGACCTAAGTTGTCAATGCGATCTAAGGTTTTGCCTTCAGGGCGTGGCCCAAGTTCATCGAAAAATTGCTCAAAAGAAGTGTATTTAAATTCTATGTTTGTGTAATACCCTCCGTGTCCAGTGCGGCATCTTTGTTTAGCTTTATAATAACTTTTCCAGGCTCCGGCTTTAATTGGATCGTGTCTAGCGGAGGGGTTTTTCATTTCTAATTTTCTTCCCTGAAAAGCACAAGAGCGACATTCCCATTTTTTTCCTTTTCTGTTGTACTGATCAATACGTATATTTCCTTCGCATCCGCAACTTTCACAGGTCACGTCAATATAGTTCCAGCGTTTGGAAGGCATTGAAGAATGGCATCTCCGATAATCATACCACTTAAGATCATCCACTTCACGCGGTGACTCCAATATCTGGCACTCATTTTGCTTGGGTTTGAGTCTTGAGCGTTATGTCTTGCGTAGTAAGATTTCTTGCGTGCTTTGTCTTTTTCAGATGTAGGATTTTTTCCTGCACCTTTTACGCCTTGCTGTCCAAAACGAATTACTTTTTCTTTGTCCCCTTCTTTAGCTAAGACTACATGGCTTTTTGTGGGGTGTCCAGGTGTTCTTACTGGTTTGTTGGGAGTAAGACTGTCTCGCAACTCTTTACCTTTCTTGTAAACCCTGGCAGCTTTAGCAGCTTTTTTGTGTTTATCAGACATAATTATTTAACCAAAATTAAATCCCGAAGTAAATTCACCAAGGAAAGATTCTGCGGCATCAGATTTCTTGTAGGGATTATCTAAATTCAATGATAAGTCAAAGATGCTTGAGCTGGAATCTTTCTTTTGGTCTTTATCATCTTCTTGTTGATCACTATCATCATCAGGGAAAAATGATTGCATGCTTGACATTGATGCAAATGGATCACTGAAATCACCAAAATCAAAAGAAAATCCTTTTCCTGTTCCTGCGGAACTTAATAAAGCCATATCTTCTCTATTTACATCGGGCATAAAATTTTCATAAAACTCATCTTCTGTGCCACCATATCCAGCGTTTACAAACACTTGATATAACTCTGTTTCTGCTTTTACTTTTTCAGGATTTTCATCTTCATCTCTTTGGATATAAGTGATACCAAGATTTTGTTGTGTTGGTTTTTCGCGTTTTTCATTAAGGTATTTAATGCTTCTACGTATATCTGTTGCTGAACCTGTCTGTAATGTCTCTGCAATATAATTTTTTAATTCCTCAAGAGAACCTTTAAAATCCTCCATACCTAACTCTTCTAATACTTTTTCCCAGTCTTCTGGCATATTTGGATCTAAGCCTTCCAGTATTTCCTCGGCAAACTCTTGTGGTTTAATAAATTGACCAAATACAGTTCCAGCTTCTAAGGCTTCATCTTCTAGCGCAGGCAGAATTTTACTGTAAATATAATCTTTAACATTTGCTGCCGTTAAGATATCTTCTGCTGCGTCATAACCTTTACCTTGACCGATAATTTGAAAGTGCATTTTAGCAAACTGTTCTTTATTGTTTAGATTTATACCAAAACGATACGCTTGTTGTGCCCAAGTTCCTAAAGCTGGTAAATCTGAATTAATTAAATTATTTGGATTTTGTTTTGCTTTAGTCCAGTCATTTGTGATTTGTGTTTTTTGTGCGGCATATTCTGCTTCTCTTCCTTTACTGCCTGTTGGGTTAAAATAAAAATCAGCATCAAAATAACGATCATTTGCCTTTTTGATTTCATTTATAAGCGCTTCTGCTTCCAGGTCTGCAGTTTGTTTTAAAGCATTTAAAAGATCTTGTGTTTGAAAAGGGTTTTGCTCTTCTTGTCTAACATCTAGATATTCAACGAATTCATCCATTGACCGGGATTCATCAAAGCGTGGGATTAAATAATCATCTAAATAAGATTGAAGGAATTCAGCATCAATTTTAATTTTTTTATTTGCTTCTTCTGGAGTTAAGCCTAATTCAATATTTTCTTTGTAGCGTTCAGACAAAGTATTATCAAACCAATTTTGCCAGTTGTACGCAATATTATTGTTAATACCTGTTACTGCTCCCATCCCTTCTTTGATACTTTTTTCAAATTTATCTCCTAAAGGCAACATGCCGCCCATGCTAAGGTCGCCCAAAAGCGAATTGGTTAGCGTATCGTTTATGTTTACAATTTCACTAAACCCTTCGAAGCCTTTATAGAAATCCATCATTTGCTCTTGCTGCTTGGCTTTTTTTATTTCATCGAT